AAGTATCCTGCAATGGCAAGCGGCCGAAGCTTACAGCATCCGTCCGGCGGCTAGGTTATACCGAATCCGCACTACCTCTGGCGGAGTGGTTAAAGTTACGGCAGACCATAGAATCTGGACCACGTCAGGGTATAAGCGGGCGTGTGAACTTGCCCCCGGTGATACTCTCTTGCGACTGGTGCGGAAAACAATTCCAGCGACCCGCTTATCAGATACTGTGGCCGTGGTTGAGCGATTATGCGAAACGTCCATTGTCTATGACCTCCAAGTAGCCAAAAACCACAACTTCTTTGCCAACGGGATTTTAGCCCATAACTGCCTAATCATCGACGACCCTATCAAGAACATAGCCGAAGCTATGTCCCCTGTTTACCGCGAGAATACCTGGGACTGGTGGCGGTCTACCGCCCGGACCAGGCTAGAGCCGGGGGCATCCGTAATTATCATAATGACCAGATGGCATCACGATGACCTGGTGGGTAGATTATTGGCGGACCCTAGTGAAGAGTGGGAGATAATCAACCTTCCCGCTATAGCAGAGAGGGGCGACCCTCTGGGGCGGGAAGAGGGCGACGTATTATGGGAAGAGCGCTACAATGCGGAAGATTTAGCCGTCACCCGGGAAGCGGTTGGCGTCAAGTTTTGGCTGGCCTTATACCAGCAACGCCCCAGCCGTGAAGAGGGTAGCATATTCCGCCTGGAGTGGTGGCAGTATCACACCCAACTACCCCGCCTGGACTTTATCCTGCAGATATGGGATACCGCTTTCAAGGCTAAAAAGACTAGCGACTGGAGTGCTTGCGTAACCTTGGGGCGACACGAAAAAGGTATTTGTGTTCTCGATGTGTGGCGTGGCAAGGTGGAGTTTCCGGAACTGGTCAAGGTGGTCATAGCACAGAATACCATCCATCACCCTCATAAGATACTGGTAGAGGATGCCGCCAGCGGGACGCCTTTGCAACAGTCCTTGACACGAGACACGAACTTGCCTATAGTGGGAGTAAGTCCAAAGGGGAGTAAGGAAACCAGGGCGGAGCAAGTAACAGGAGTTATTGAAGCGGGCCGGGTATCCTTCCCCCAAGAGGCAGAATGGTTAAGCGTAGTTTTAGGCGAACTAACCGACTTCCCCAACGGAGTGAACGATGATGTAGTAGACGCCCTGGTGTATGGCATTAACGAGTTGAGCTTTGCTCCCTCAGATATGCCGGACCAGGACGAGAAAACACAGCGAGAGTTGGCTTTCGGCGGGCTACGAAAGAAAAACTTTTAAGCTAACTCCCGCTCAATGATAAAGAGGGCATGGCCAAACGCATAGACGTAGGTTATGCCCTCTTTTTGTATAGGAGATTATGAAGCTAAAAGCAGGACCGATTGAGTTCAGTTTCAAAGAAGCACCAAAGCCGTCCGCCCCTACCAGTGAGTTAGGTAGCACAGGGACGAGCTTTTTTAGCGGGATACTTACCGGCGAAGAGTATAACACCGACCTGCAGGGGTCTAAGGGCCGGGACATATACGAGAAGATGCGGAAGTCCGACGCCCAGGTCAAGGCTACTCTACTGGCTTGCGAGCTACCACTCCGGGCGGCTATCTGGCGGATGGAGCCGGCGAGCGACGACCCTGGCGACGTAGAGATAGCGGAGTTCGTCGAAAACAACCTGATGGAAGGAATGACCATCACCTTTGACAGCTTCCTAAAGCACGTTCTTTTAATGCTGCCCTTCGGCTACTCGATATTTGAAAGGGTCTACGCATTAGAGGACGGCCGCATCAAGTGGCGGAAGCTGGCACCACGCTTACCGAAAACCCTCTATAAGTGGAATATAAACAAGCAGGACGGCGGGCTGGATGGGATAGAGCAATTCGTCTTTAAGAACGATAAATACGAGTTTGTCGATATACCGGCAGACCGCCTGGTCATCTTTACCAATGATAAAGAGGGGTCTAATTTCGAAGGCACGAGTCTACTTCGGGCGGCATACAAACACTGGTATTACAAGTCCAACCTGGAGCGGATAGATGCTATAGCGGCGGAGCGCCACGCCCTGGGTGTCCCCACGCTGGAAATACCGGACACGGCAACGACCGAGGATATAGCAAAGGCGGATAAGATACTGCAACGCCTACACGCCCACGAAAAAAGCTATATGCGCCATAAGGCGGGCTGGTCGTTTGATATTAAAGGGTTGTCGGGCAGTATCAAGGAGATAATGCCATCAATCGAGTATCACGACCGGATGATAGGCCACTCGATACTGGCCTCGTTTCTTACGCTGGGGTCAAGGGACGTGGGGAGTTATGCTCTATCCAGGGACCAGTCCAGCTTCTTTTTGATGGCGCTTAATGCCATCGGTAAAAACGTCTGTGATACGATGAACCGCTACGCTATCCAGCCTCTAGTAGACTATAACTGGAACGTCGAGAGCTACCCCAAACTGGCATATAGCCCACTGGAAACCAGGGATATTGAAAGCTACTGTAATGCCATATCAGGACTTATTGAGAAGGGGGCGCTCACTACTGGCACGGACGTCGAAAATACCCTGCGCGACCTGCTTAAACTTCCCCCCAAGCCGGAACCGGAAGAGGGCGAACCGCCGCCGGAAGAGATAACGCCGGGCGACGAGGATACAGGGGAGCATACCGGCTTCCACGCCGAACCGAAGGCAAAGCGTGAACTAACCTATGCCGAGACGTTTGTAGCCTTCACTGATATAAAGAAAGCCCTGGATAGCGCCCAGGCTGCCTTCGTCAAAGCCGCTAAGGATACGATGGAGAGGCAGATTAACAACCTGGCGGATACGGCTTTCAAGATTATCGAGGGGCGACAACTGGACAAGATTGACGATATAGAAGTCCGCTATAAGACACAGATGGCGGAGGACTTTGTCAAGATACTCAAAGAGATTTACGAATACGGCCGGGGACAGGTAAAGAAAGAGCTACAGTCCCAAACCCATACCAGCCTTGACGAGCTACCACTGGACCCGGCCGACGAAGAGCTGATAATGCACTACATTATGACCAGGGCGAAGGCAAGCGCTAATACCCTGGCCTTGAAACTAAAGCAGTTTACCACGTTTGAGGCATTGAGGCAGGTCAAGGCAGGGGTAATGAGCAAGGACGAACTGCTTACCGGGCTTCGAGGACTATCCGATAAGGAGCTTGTCGCATCGGCGCAGTATTCCGTGAGTGAGAGCTTTGGCCTGGGCCGGGGGGTAGAGGCGGAAAAGAACGGCGCCGGCATAGAGCGGTCGCAGTATTCGGCTATCCTGGACGAGAATACCTGCGACCATTGTGCAAAGCTGGACGGCGAAGAGTGGAATTATGACGACCCCCGGACCGCCAAGTATGCGAGCGGCAATCCTGAGTGCCTGGGGGCGAGCAAGTGCCGCTGCCTACTGGTCTATATCTCGAAAGTAGAAGTGAAAGGAAAATTTAGCGATGCCACAATTAGGAGACATTAGAAAGGCTAGAGAAAGCGGAAGTGGGGGCAGTAAAGTAAGGGGGTAAAGAAATGCCATATACGAAGATAACGGAGCTACCGAAGCAGTTTAAGAACCTGCCGGACGGCGCAAAGGAAATCGCCCTTAACGTGATTAACTCCGTCCTGGAGAAAGGCGGGGATGATGAAAGCGCTTTCGCCCAGGCTTGGAGTGTGATTAAGGAGTCTTACAAAAAGAATGATGATAACCAGTGGGTGAAGCTGGGCGAACTGGAAACAGTCAGCATAGAGGGCGTCGAGATAATGGCGGTGGGGACATGGGACGGCTACCCCAAAACTGTTTCCTATACCAAGAAAGACCTGGACGCCATGGTCAAGTCTTTCGACGAACTGAGCAAGGACGGATTGCACGAGGCACCGGTCAAGCTCGGACATGACGCCCAGCAGAAGCTACTCCAAAAGGACGGATACCCTTCCGCCGGATGGGTGAGCAACCTTCGCCGGGTCGGTAGGAAACTGGTAGCTGACTTCCGGGACGTGCCGAAGAAGATAGGCGAGATAATCAACAGCCGGGGCTACAAGAAGGTGTCCAGTGAGATTTACTTCGATAAGGAACTCGGCGGCAAAAAGTATGACCTGGTCCTGAAAGCCGTATCTCTACTAGGGGGCGATATACCGGCCGTCAAAACCCTGGACGACGTCAGGGCATTATACGGCGAGGATGCCGGGGAAGATGAGCTAGTCGTCACCTATAGCTGGGAAGCGGACGAGGGTATCGTAACCCTGGACGAGATACTGGCGGGGATAGACGCCATCCTGAGCAAGGCGGAAGGCACTATCAAGGGCAAGGTCGGCTCCCCTGCTATCAGGACATATCTTAAAGAGGTCAAGGTAAAACTCAAAGCGCTAGTCAATAAG